GCTTTAAAAATCTTAAATGACAAGATACGAATCATTATGAACGAGTACGCTGACAACATTAGTAGCGGTTCTTGTCGCAACATGGAAGAATATTCAAAGGCTGTCGGGGTTATAGAAGGACTTGCGTTAGCCGAAAGAGAATTACTTGATCTGAATAAACAGATCGGGCAGGACTAATCTCCGTATAATGCGGTGCGTAGTGACTCTGGACACTTATTCCAGTGCGGGGGAATACTAATGGTAAAGTCATTAGCAAAGGTAGGAGCGGTGGGCGTTGCAACCACTGAAGAAAATACTGTGGATATTGAAACCACTGAAAAGGCTCGTGTACCTCATCAACTTCCTGAACCGAAAGGTTTTAAGGTTTTGATTGGTTTACCTGAACCTGACAAGGCGACAGAGGGCGGCATTCTCAAGGCACAAGAAACTGTGCAGGCTGAGGAAGTTGGTTCCATTGTAGGCTTTGTTCTTAAACTAGGCCCAGATGCTTACGCTGATAAACTGCGTTTTCCTAACGGCCCGTATTGCAAGGAGGGTGATTTTGTAATTATGAGATCATATTCAGGCACACGGTTTAAGGTTCATGGTACTGAATTCCGGCTTATCAACGATGACAGCGTAGAAGCTGTAGTAGATGACCCTAGAGGAGTTATGAAGATATGAGCGAAGATAATGCGAATGAAGACACTGCCGATCTTATGTCAGTCGAAGACAAGTTCTTTGGCGTTAAGACGCAGCATATTAAGTCTGGTGGTGACGTTGTTGACTCGGAAGAGGAATCCGATCTACAGATCGAGGTTATTGACGATCATCCATCTGAAGAAAAACGGCCACCGAAGAAGGCCAAAGAAACTAGCGAGCCTGCTCCTAATTATAATGATGGTTTTAGCGACAAAGAACTGCATTCATATACTAAGGGCGTTCAAAAGCGGATTAATCAACTTCGTGCAATTAACCACTCAGACAAGCGCAAAATTGGGGAAGCCCAAAGGATGCGAGATGAGGCTGTTAATTTGGCAAAGACGCAACATGGCAAGCTTCAAGAATATGAGGCTCTCCTAGCTAAAGGCCAAAACGCCATTATCCAGACCTCTAAGGGTAAGGCTCAATTTGAGATTGAGACCGCCAAGAAAGAGCTTAAAAAAGCTCACGAGGAAGGTAATGCAGACTTGCTGGTGTCAAGTCAAGAGCAGCTTAATTCTGCTCAGGCCCAACTTCGGGACATGGAATCCAGAGCGGTTTCCCTTAAACGAAACTTGGATCAACAGGCTAAGCAACAGGCTTATGAGAAGGCTAATCCACAACCAGTCCCTCAGCAGCAAGTTGAAGTAAGCCCAGAACAAAGCAATTGGATGCAGAGCAATCCTTGGTTTCAGCCATCGGCTCAACAAGGACAGCCTGTAAACCCAATGCATAAAGAGATGACTGCGATTGGTTTAGCTATTCATGATAATCTATTTCATGAGGGCATTACTGCTAACACCGATCCTCAGACATATTACTCTGAAATAGACAAAAGAATGCGTGACAGATTTCCTGACTACAAAGGTTTTCAGGATGGCAGAGAGGAACGAAGCGCCCCGCCGCGTCAACGTAGAAACACCACCGTGGTAGCCCCTACTTCCAATAGGAATAATGGAGCAAAGACACGCAAAGTATCGCTTACGCAAACTCAAGAGGCTCTCGCAAGGCGCTTGGGTGTTACTATTGAACAATATGCTGAGCAAATGTTAAAACAGGAGATTGGCTAATGTCAGAAGAAAAAACCACACGCGCACCCCACGGCAAAGATTCGCGGGAAAACAGTAAAAGAGTTAGTGATGCGTGGATACCCGCGTCTTCATTACCTGAGCCAGACCACAGAGATGGGATTCGCCATAGGTGGATTCGTACATCAATGTTAGGTCAGGCAGATAATACAAATGTGTCGCAGAAAATGAGAGAAGGATGGGTTCCGGTCATAGCATCAGAATACCCTGAGATCGATTTTACGGCAGAAATGGGGACACGTTATCCCGAAAACATAGAATACGGTGGTTTGCTCTTATGCTCTATTCCGATAGAGACACTAGAGAAGCGTGACGAATACTATAATAAGGTAGCGAAAAGCCAGATTGATGCTGTAGACAATAATTTTCTGCGAGAAGAAGACCCTCGGATGCCTCTTTACAAAGAGAATTCTAGCAGGACTACTTTTGGTCGAAGATAATATTTGATTGTCTTCACAACGAGGATATTGTTATGTCAACAACAGCACTCCCAATGGGGGCGGAACCAGTAGGCGGTCTAAGCGCTTGTGGTTCTTTCTCCGGCAAGGTTCGTCATATCAAAATAGCTAGTGGTTATGCTACTAATATTTTTTATGGTGACTTTGTTAAACTAGTAGCGGCAGGTACTGTCGAAAAAGATGCCGGAACAGCTACACTAACTCCGGTTGGAATTTTCATGGGCTGTTTTTATACAGACGCAGGCTCTGGCACACCAACTTTTAATCAAAGTTGGCCCACAGGAACTGTAGCGGCAGACGCTATGGCTTATGTTTTAGATGATCCAGATTGCGTTTTTAGAATGCAAGCCAATGGCTCTCTAGCTCAAACAACTTTGGGCAATAATATTGCTGTCGTTCAGACAGCGGGTTCTACTTCTATCCAGCGAGGCAGGAATTCGGTTAACTCCGCAACTGCCGCAACTACAAACACTCTTCCTTTACGGATTCTTGAGTTTGTTGATGGCCCAGATAGTACGGTAGGTGATGCTTTTACTGATGTTCTTCTGACGTATAACGCCGGAATGCACCAGTATAGACGAGCTTTAGGCACATAATAGGAGGCTAGGAAATGGCTATTTCAAGAGCGCAAATGCTCAAAGAGCTACTACCGGGTCTTAATGCCCTGTTTGGCTTAGAGTACGCAAAGTATGAAGACGAAGACAGAATGATTTACGAAACTGAATCGTCTGACCGTTCGTTTGAAGAAGAAGTTAAATTAAGTGGATTTGGTGCTGCACCTGTCAAACCTGAAGGCTCTGCAATCAATTACGATTCAGCGCAAGAAGCGTTTACGGCTCGCTACACTCATGAAACTATTGCTCAAGGTTTCGCAATTACAGAAGAGGCTATGGAAGATAACCTCTATGCTTCTCTGTCTCAGCGATACACTAAAGCCTTAGCGCGAGCTATGTCTTACACGAAGCAAGTTAAAGGTGCGATTCCATTAAACCAAGGATTTACCAATGCCTTTCAGTCTGGCGATGGTACTAACTTGTTTTCTGCCGTTAATGACGGCATAGCTGGCGGCGGTGGTCACCCACTAGTCAGCGGTGGATTTAACTCTAACCGTCCTGCGACTGGTGCTGATTTAAATGAAACCTCACTGGAAAGCGCAATAATTTCTATTGCTGCGTATACCGATGAGCGTGGACTTCTAATCGCTGCCCGACCACGGCGTTTGATTGTTCCGCCTAACTTGATGTTTGTTGCTACGCGAATCCTTGATTCTGAGCTTCGCACAAGTACAGCTAACAACGACATCAATGCCATTAAGAACAATGGTTCTATACCTGAAGGTTACTCAGTTAATCACTATCTGACTGACAATAACGCATGGTATATTATCACTGACGTTCCAAACGGTATGAAGCACTTCGAGCGTACTCCGCTTGAGACTTCAATGGATGGAGATTTCGATACTGGTAACGTGCGTTACAAAGCACGAGAGCGTTACAGTTTCGGTGTTTCTGATCCACTAGGTATCTACGGGTCTCCCGGCGCTACTTAAAGTAAAAGCAAGGCATGAGCGGGGAGCTTCGGCTCCTCGTTTATTTAATTCTGGGAACATATTAGTTTTAGCGACCATCACCCCAGTGGACGTTACGAAGACGCTAAGACGAATCCTTTCGTAAGAGGTAATTATCATGGCTAGATCACGAAGTTCTTTTGGTTTAATTAGGGCGCTTGGCGGCTACTACATGCAAGGCCCAGATTCTATTATCGCCTTAACTGCCGATACTATAATCACTCCCGACAAACACGCTGGTAAGTTAATACTTATTAACAACTCCACGCTCACTATTACTCTCCCAACCATTAATAATGAAATGGAGCCTATTACGTCAGGGCCGGGCGAGAATCCAAATACGTTAAATAATACTGGTATCAATTATGATTTCTTGTTTATTACAAGTTCTGGTACTAGCACCACTATTAAAGGTAACAGCTCTGCCGATTTAATGATGGGCGGTATTATGTCTGTTAAAAACGGTTTAGCTGGCGTTCATTTTCATCAGCCTAACGGAAGCAGCAATTATCAAATAGTTATGAATGGAACGACAACTGGCGGTGTTGCTGGTACTCGTCTTAGAATTCAAGCTGCCTTTACTAATAGATACTATGTTGAAGGTACTAGTATTGGCACAGGAACTCTAGCGACTCCTTTCGCTGGCTAATATATAGCGAGGTTTTCCTCGCTTTTTGGAGAATCAAATGGCAGATGCACTTACAAGCCAAGTAATCCAAGATGGCCCCAGAAGCGCTATCTTGAAATTTACAAATATCAGTGATGGTACTGGTCAGTCTGGTGTTGTTTTGGTTGATGTTTCTAGCCTCAGCTCCGATCCTCTGACTAATCAGGTTTGCAACGGAGTTACGCTGCAATCTATAAGCTATTCTAATGTTGGAATGGGTGTTGAGCTGCTATGGGACGCTAATGCCAATGTCCCTCTACTGAATCTTTTGCAGAACTGGTCAGATCAGTTAGATTTTTCTGACTATGGAATACCAAATAATTCAGGAACTGGTAGGACTGGGGATATCTTAATTACCACTACCGGAGCTACCGCTGGAGATGCTTACTTCCTGTTGTTAACTTTAACTAAGTCTTATGTGGCTGTTTAGGTAACTATATTATGGCTAAATTGGAAGTTTTTCAAAACGGAAACTTTAATAACGGTGACCCAGTATTCCAAATTGGAATCAAAATGGCTGATGGAGAATACGATATTAAAGTATTCGAGCCAATGACTACCGCCGAGGCAAAAGCAAAGCTTAAAAGCATGGGCGGTGCTGCGGGAGCTGATAATAATCCTGTTGCGGTAGCGATGTTTAATGCTCTTACCGAGTCACTAAAGTCAGAAGGGCTAGTTGAAGAAGTTAACCCCACTAGCAAGACTGATCTTAGAATGATGACAAAGATACAGCTTGAGGATTTTGCTAGAGAATTTGGCGTAGAGCTAGACCGCAGAGAAAGGAAAGATGCTTTAGTTAAGCAAGCTTATAAGGCTCAGTTTGATGGCTAGAGATTATCGCAGTGAATATGATGACTACCACTCTTCTTCAAAGCAAAAAAAGAATCGTGCTAGTCGTAATGCGGCTAGAAATTCTTTGGAGTCTGACGGGCGAGTAAGTCACGGAGATAGGAAAGATGTCCATCATCGTGACGGTAATCCTCTTAACAATCAATCTTCCAACTTAGCTGTCACCTCTCGTAGAGCTAACCGCAGTCGCAAAATGAACGCGGGCGGTCAAACTCGCGGATCAGGCGTGGCCGTTCAG